TTGACGTTATGAGGGACAAAATAGATACAAGCCTCGGTACGCGGCTTTTTATCGTCGCCGATTTCTACATCGCTATCGTCCCACGACTTTTTGACTTCGGTCTTGGGTATCGTGCCCAGTTCCACCAGCGCGTTCCATCGCTCCTCGAGCTCGTCGCCAAAATAGGTCTTCCAGTCGGGATAATAGACCGTCCTGGACGTGCCACCTTTCGGCGTCCAGGTGCGCTTGTAAAACCAGGTTGTCAGGGCGTCGTCGGGGTTATTGATCAGGGTGATCTCGGATTGGGCTATGCGGCGGATGGTCGGCTCGCCGTCCAACGTGGAGATGAAAAACACGAAAAAGCGGTTGCCTTTCACGAGCAACCACCGTGACATTTCCTTCATGTGGTAGTCGCTCAGGATCGGCTCGTTGCGTTCGGCGGCGACAAACTCCTTCACGACCTCATCAGCCGCCTCGTTGTCCTTTACGGCGATCTTGACTTTATCGCCCAGCCCCCAGGCCGTCCAAAGCCAGATGGCCCACTGCGCGAGGGGGTTGTACTTATACAGCCGCTTGCTCTCGTTGATGGCCCGCTCCCGCTCCATGCTGGAGTCCGCCGCGTAACCGCCGATGATCTCCCATGCGGTCTGGTCGAGCAGGTTATAGACCATCCAGGGGTCTTGCTCCCTGAGTATGCCCGCGAGCTGTTCGCGCAGCACCTCGGGCGGCATCTCCCACGGCCCGACCTGATAGGCGTTCCTCAAGAGCGACAGGGCTTCGGACAGTGCCACACGCTGTTCCTCGCCCAGGCCGCCGCTGCCGTGCCATTGTTCTGCTATGGTCATTCTGCACCCCCGCCTTGTTTCACGTCGTCTGGCGTAAGCCCTCGCATCACGCGCACCCACTCGCCCGCGTTGTAGGCGGCGACGCCTCTGCCGGCCAGATGGAACGTCAGCCGCCCGTCGCGGTCTATCTCGAAATTATGCGCATAGACGAACGTGACGGAGCCGTCCCTGCGCTCGATGCCGAACGAATCGCCCTGGCGCACGTGGGCCAGTCGTGCCGTTATGTGTTCAAGGATTGTCATCGTTATGTTGTCCTCCAACTCCCATCAAGTAAATATAATCATCCTTGCCAGCCACGCACCGATTGAGAGCTTCGTCAATAGTCAAAAGGGCGCTCTCTGGCGTCGCGCCGTCGTTAGCATCGTCACCAGTATCAGTGACATAAAAAACCCGACCGTCACCTATCCACGTAGTCACGAGTTCTCGCGAATCCCAAGTTGTGTCTAAGATCCTCACTGCTTTTTTTTCTTTGCGCTTGAATACCGGCGGCGCAAAGGGCAGTGCCGCCAGGAACTTGATAAAGTCGCGTCGGTTCATCGCTTCTCAATCCTCCCTATGGCACACCCAATCAGTATCGCGCACAGAAACAAGCCCGCCCTCAACCAAAACGGGAGGAGGGTTAAGAGAAATTCTATCATCGCTCCCCCTCTGCCACGAACGCCAACAGCACCATGAACACCGCGCCGACCAGGCTGCCGACGCAAAGGATGGCTATGATCTGTCGCATCGTGACTGTGATTTCCACTTCCATCTATGTACTTTCCTTTACCGCCTCACGCTGTCAGAATACGGCTCGCCACAGAGCGGGCAGAACAGTTGGCGACCGTCCATGAAAATCCAATTTGGATCTTTGTGTTCACACCGGAAAATCGCCAGCACGGCGTAATATGCTTTGCAATGCGGGCATTGAGTCACGGGGAATTGAATAGGGATGTTGAGCGTCATTCGTTCTTGCTTCGTCATTTGCAGCACATCCTTTCACGCTATCCTCATCCACGGCAGCCTCGCGACCTCCGTGATCTCCTTTGGTTCCATGAGCCACACGACGACGTACCGAAGACTATCGAGCACATGGTAAGTGTCTTTGTTCTCAATGGTCTCTTGCGCCGTCCCGTCCCGGCCCATCTTGCGCCGGTAGTCCCCTGCTTCGCTGATCAGGTTGGTGCAGCAATCGTGGAAGACCAGCCGGAACTCGCTGAGCAACTGATACACTTTGTCTATCCCGACCCACACATCCGAGATGGGTGGTTCGATGACCGGTATCCCGGCTGCCGTCCATTCTGTCCTCCAAGCCCGCTCCGACTTCGCCCCGCAGACCCAGGCGAACACCGATTCATCGGCGGTCTCGGCCTTGATGTTCTGTGCATGGCCCGCGACTGTCAGGCCGAACGGCTGCATGTACTCGCGGTAGACATTCAGGATGCCGTTGTTCGGGTCGAACGCCAGCCACACCGCCGCGATCTGGGCACCGAACGGGTCGATGCCTACCGCCCTGGGCCACATCGCCGGTATCGGGAACGACTTGACGACGTGCCGCTTCTGGCCGTACTCCCCGAGGTCGGCCTCGAAGACGTCGTAGATCGCGCCCTCGGGTGCGGCCCACAGGCCGTGGTAGAGCCGCAGCAACCGCGTGCCGGTCATGGCGCTGAGTCGCGCCAGGGTGCGCTTGCCCTGTGTCGTCCATTCGCACCTCTCGTGGTCCCACAGCGTCGGGTTGTCCTTGTGCGTCGTGTCGAACTTCGTGATCTTGCCCGCCCTGGTGCGGCTCAGAATCCAGTGCGTGTGAGAGGACGGGTTGCAGTCGCCCATGAGCTGCGTGTAGGGCATCACCGCCCCGCGCCCCGTGGTCACCCGCGTCAGGTATTCCCAGTCGCTGACGCTCAGTTCCTCGGTCTGGCACACGGCGACGACATCTCGCTCCGCCGAGAGGGTCTTGCCCGGGTCGTCCAGACCGCCGAGCCAGATGCGCGAGCCGTTGAGGTAGTCGTACCATTGCGGGTACTCTCCGCCGTAGTGTGTGACGCCTGGGCCATAGTTCTCCAGGATGTCCCGCTTGAACGTGCGCAGAATCGACGGTAGAAGATCAACTTTCTTTTTGCGCAGGATCGCGAGTTGACAACCTGGGTACTTGTAGGCTAATAGATGCAATTTGTAAAGTAGGGCCAGTGTCTTGCCCGTCTCCGCTGGCCCCGCCAGGATGACCTCCGGCTCCCTGCACAGTATCGCCTCTCGGTTGCCGCCGTAGAACAGGTACGGGATGTTCGGCGCGTCGGTCACAGGTCGTTGGGATCGATGTTCCCGCTGAAGACGAGGGTGACGTTGCCAGTCACCTCCGTCTCCACCTTCACCCTTTCCTTGTACCGGTCTGGCCGGTGCGCTTTGAGCAGGAACATCAAGAGCCGGTCGCTCATTTTGATGGCCCGCTTCCAGGCGACGCCCTCAAGGACGTCGCAAGCGTCTTCCATAGCCTCATCCCATTCGGCGGCGAACGTCGCCCATTTGCGCCGCCAGCGGTAGACGGTCGTGCGCCCGATGCCGGCGGCGGTGCAGGACAGGCGGACGTTGCCGCTGGTGCGCATCTTTTCGAGAAAGAGATCCATGCGCTTGCGGTTCTCCACAATTGTACCGTATGTTCCCGTCGTGCCCGTTTTGTTCATTGTCTTAATCCGCTACAACCGTTTCTCCTGGTGAATTGTCCAACTTCCGTGACACGTTTTTGGCATGTTTTCTGGACGCTTTCCACAACCTGTGGTATAGTCTACTCTGGACATACTACATATTGTGGTTTGACTGTCCAATTAGGCACACTTTAAGCCATAAATGGACTATATCTTATATGGCTTCATAAATGCGCCTATTAGAAGCCATCTCAGGGCGTGTTTTCTCTACTATCTATGGTATACATCAGTAGGCGTATACCACATACTGTGCATGAGCGGGTTTTTGCCGCTGTCGTGCTGGGTCAGGGCGCAAGCAGGGTCGGCTCCAGGGACATGGCGGATAGGCGCTCTAGGGTGACGGCGCAGTCGGGCGGGTGTATTTCCATTGCCCTCACGACGCGCCCCAGCTGTTCGCCGGCGATCAATTGACTGCCACTGCCACAAAACGGCTCTGCACAGACAGACTCCGTCTTCGTATGGTTTCTCATTGGTCTTGCAAAAAGCTCAGGCGGTTTGGCTGTGGGATGACCGATAGCACTGCGCTTTTCCCCCCACGGTACGTCCCATACTGTATCTTGATTACGCTCGCCATAAAATGGGGGTCTGTGTCCCTTGCGCCAACCGTAAAAACACAATTCGTGTCGCCAATGATAGTCACCCCTCCCAAAGATAAATTGTTCCTTGCGCCAAATGATTTGTCTGTGAATAATTAAGTCAGCAGCAGCAGCAGCAGCAGCAGCAGCAGCAAAATAACCTTGTGTCAACATCGGATGCCAGAGGAACCACGCACAACTATCGGTGAGATGGGGTATCCAGACACGAAACACGGACTCAAGAAAGGTTTGCATCTCAAACCCCTCAAGATCGTCTTTGGTGATAGCCTCAATGTCGTCTCGCTGCGCTGTAAAGCCGACATTGCCAGCGCTGCATCCGTATGGCGGATCGGTTGCAAATAACACCGCCTTCTCGCCCCCCATCAGCCGCGCCACGTCCTCTGCCACTGTGCTGTCGCCGCACATTAAGCGATGGTCACCGATGGCCCAAACCT